TAGACAGCGCCGACGAGGACACGCTGATGGACGCGCTGCGACAAACAGCTATATCATGGTGCGAGCAGTACTGCAGCATCCGCCTCGGCGACGTCGCAGCCATAGCCTACGCTGACGCGTGGGCGCCGCTCGGTATTAACGTTGGGCCGGTGCAGAGCATCACCTCAATCACGTACCTGTCGACGGCTAACACGACGCAGACGCTGGGGGCGAGCTACTACTACTCCGATCTCAACAGTCAAATCGCACGCATCCGTTTCGTCAATCCGCCGGACCTGTACGACGACGCCCTCAACCGGGTGCAGGTCAACTGCGTCATCGGCTACCCTGAGGCGTCCGTGCCAAAGCCCATCTTGCAAGCCATACGTATCCTCGTGGGACACTTCTACGAAAACCGGCAGCAGGTCGTCACCGGCACCATCGCCACCGCCGTACCCTTTGCGGTGGAGGCCCTGCTATCACCCTACCGCCTGCTGCATCCATGAAGATAGGAACCCTTGACCGCCGCGTAGAGATTCAGAACTATGTGACCACGCGCGACACATGGAACTACCCTGTCGAAACATGGTCAACGCTGGCGGAGGTATGGGCGTCGCGCCGTGACCGGAGCAGCGGCGAAGTAACGGAGGTCATGAAATCGGTGCAGCTGAACCGTACGGAGTGGACGGTGCGCTACCGCTCCGACGTCGATACCACCATGCGCATCATGCACGACAGCACGTACTACTACATCGTGGGCATCGTGCAGATAGGCCGCAAAGAGGGACTGCTGCTCATCACTGAACTGCGCGACTGATGGACATCAGGCCGAAGTCCAAGGTCATCAAGTCGCAGCTCGGCAGCTTCGGCTTCGACGGGCGCCAGCTGAAGGCCATCGAGGACGAGCTGATGAGCATGCCGCTGCGCTACCGCGCCAAGGCACTCATCGGCCCCATGAAGACCGCGCTCGGCATCACGAAACGCCAGGCGGCAGCTAACGCGCGAGCGAGCGCTCGGACAGGCAACCTCGCCAAAGCCATTCAAGTAGTGGAAGGGAAGGACAAGCGTTACACCTACGTCGTGCTGCGCGTCAATCCGAGGACCAGCTACTACCTACCGGCACCGGCGTGGATGGACCGCGGCCAGCCACAGCTGCAGCGCCCTATCAAGTACGCCCACCTCGTGGCCGGAGGCACAAAGCCAGGGCTGCGCACCAACCGCGAGCTACAGGACGGACGCCGCAAGCACTTCACCGTGCGCAACGAGGAGAGCGGCAAGGTGCACCGGCTGTCGCAATGGCTGACCCCTAAGAAGCCAGGCATCCAACACCCCGGCACCCCGGCAAATAACTTCATCGAGGACGCTTGGACCATGACGCAGGACCAGGCGGAGGCCAAGTTCCGCGACATCGCGATCGACCGCATCCTCAAGTTTAAAAACAGGCAAGGCTTCAAATGATAAACCACATTATCGACATCCTCATCGAGGACGGTGCGACAGGTGCTATCACCACCAACAACCGCATCTTTCCGCTAGCTCGCTTGCAAGGCAGCGCCGTGCCTGCTGTAGTGGTGCAGCTGACAAACACCACGCCTGTCGACACACACGACGGGGTGGCCACCGTAGACGAACATACCGTACAGGTAACGGCTATTGCCGAAACCCCGAAGGCATGCTACGATCTGGGCGAGGTGGTGCGTTTGGCGCTCGATGGCTACACGGGCGGAGACATCAGCAGCCTCCGCTTTGTCACGCAGGCCACGGACATCTTCGAGGCGGACGACCTGTTCACGATTACGATGCAGTTCGAGGTGGCGCTGAACCGCTCCGAGGTCAGCGTTCCCACCAGCGCAGCGGTAGGTAACGACCTTGAAATCCGCGGCGCGCTATACTATCAAGTGCGCGACATCGAGCTGGAGCATAATACCACCTACACCGTAGGCACTGCCGACTACTGCATCTTTGCCAACTATGCAGAAGCCCGCGACACAAAGACGGCCACGCTGCGCCTGCCTTCTGTGGCTGTGAATGAAGGCCGCGTCCTGCGCGTAAAGACAGGGTCCAACCTCAGCAACCAGCGCACGCTCGTGCTCGAGCCAAACCCTAACGACGGCAGCACCATCGACGGGGCCGCATCGGCTACCATGGACCGCGACTACGACGGCATCACGCTGCTCTGCCATCTTGGCGAGTGGTACGTCGTACAGCGCAAAAGCAAATAATTGACACTCCCTATCTTCACCAAAAATCTGAACCATCATGGCAACTACTGGAAAAGTCCGTTCTAACGCCATCGGCGTGTACATCTCCAACACCTCCCTGCCGGACGCAGGGCTCACGTACGTAGGCCCCACCTTCGGGGACGGCGCTACGGAAGACGACGACTTCGAGCTCATCGCCTGCGCGACCTCCGGCTCGTTTTCAGGCTCTATGGAAGTCATCGACGCGACGACCAAAGACAACGACGGCCAGCGCGAAATCCTGACCAGCGCCCTGTCCTGGTCTATGTCCTGCGACGGCCTCATCGACTACAGCACGGCAGCAGGCAGCAAGTCGGCCACCGAGCTCTTCGACCTGTGGAAGGCAAAGACGAAGGTGCGCATCGCATGGACCACCGGCGTAGACGGAGACGTCATGCTGTGGGGCGACGCTTACATCACCAGCTACGAGGAGACGGCCGGATTGAACGAGGTGGCCACCTACGCAGTCCAGTTTGAAGGCGACGGCTCCATTACGAAGTCAACTATCGACGACACGAACGTGGCATTCACGAACAACAACGACTAAGTCGCTGTAACTTCGGAGCATGACTAACACGCTCCGCGGACAATTCGACGTGAAGCTCGGGGGCGACCTCGAGCTTCCGTGTTTCCTGAACCTCCACGCCGTGAACCTCGTCTGCGAGGAGCACGACCTGAACCTCACAGGCTTCCAGCAGGCGCTGGCTGAGAAGCCTCTCAAGTTCCTGCCGCTCTTTATTTGGGCTGGGGTGCGGACCGCTGCTGTCTTAAACGACAGCGAGCTGCCTATCACCTTCGAGAAGTTCAGCGTGCTGTTTGGATCTACCGACTGGTCAGAAATCACCGAGAAGGTGGGCCTGGCTATGGCTCTTGACGCGCCAAAAAAAGCGACGGCTCGGGGCCAGCAGAAGAGCTAACGCTTCGAGCCCTGTACGTCGAAGCTCTGCGCCGCGGCCTCAAGCCGCCCGACTTCTGGTGTAGTACCTTCGGGGAGGTGATGGTAATGCTACGCACATACGAGCACAGCGATGAGCTGGCGTGGATGCGGACCTCGGCGATGATGGCCATGCAGGCCAACATCCACCGCGGAAAGAATTCACGGCCGTATGATTGGAACGACTTTAACCCGTACGCTTCGCAGCGTCGCAGGGCCACGCCACCTCCGAAGATTACCCCCAAGATGGCCGACCTGTTTGGCCGCATGGGAAAAACTATGAAGCATGGCCAAGAAAAACGCGGTACTTAATATCATTTTCGGCGCCGACACCAAGGAGCTGGACAAAGCTCTACAGGGTGTAGCGAAGCGCTTGCGCAGCACGGCCGACGACCTCACAGGCTTGGGCCAGTCGCTGTCGCTTGGCTTGACTGCACCCATCGTAGCCTTCGGGGCGCTGGCCACAAAGAACGCCGTCGACAGCGCCAAGGCTATCGCGCAGGTGGAGGCTGCCGTCAAGTCGACGGGTGGAGCGGCGGGCAAATCCGTTGCTGACTTAGAAGCGATGGCCGAAGGCTTGCAGCGTATCAGCCTGTACGACGACGACCAAATCCTCAAGGAGGTCACGGCCAACCTGCTCACCTTCACCAACGTCACCGGCACCAACTTCGACAAAGCGCAGGTCGCTATCCTCAACCTGTCGACCCGTTTGGGCACGGACCTGACCAGCGCGTCGGTACAGGTAGGCAAGGCGCTGAACGACCCTATTAGGGGCGTGACGGCCCTCGGCCGCGCCGGGGTGCAGTTCACCGCAGAGCAGAAGGAACTCATCACCACGCTCACGGAAAGCGGCGACGTAGCCGGTGCGCAGGCTATCATCTTGGGTGAGCTGGAGACACAGTTTGGCGGAGCAGCGGAGGCCGCGGCCAACGTCGACCCCTACACGCAGCTGGCCAACGAAATCGGCAACCTGTCGGAGGATTTTGGCGCAATCATCAACGACGCCATCAAGCCGCTGGTCCGTTACGTCCGTCAAGCGGTGGACGCTATCAAGGGCTGGAGCGACGAAACCAAAGCAACGGTGCTCGTGGTCGGCGGGCTGTTAGCCGTCCTTGGCCCCACCCTCATCGCAGTTGGCGCTTTGATTAACGCATACGTTACTATTAAAGGCGCGCTGATAGCGGCTAAGGCTGCACAAATAGGTTTGAATGTGGCAACATTAGCCAACCCGTACGTGCTGGCTGCAGCTGCTGTAGTAACCCTTGGCATAGCCATCTATGGCATGAACCAAAGGGCAACCGATGCAGCAGACCAGGTAAACAAATTGACGAACGCGGTGCGCGAGTTGAGTGCTCAAGAAGCTATCGCAGAAGTCAACAGAGCCATCACTGAACAGACGACGAAAGTCCGAAAGCTGCAGGAGACCTACGACACACTACAGAAGCAACGCGAGACAGGTGACCAATTTGATAAACGCATTGCCAGCCAACGCAAACAACAAGCTCGTGATGAGTTAGCAAACGCTCAAAAGACCTTGCAAGGGTATGGCGATTTATTAGATGCTAAGAAAAAAGATTTAGCCGCTGAACAAGCTGCAGCAAAAGCCGCACAGGACACGGCAAAGGCTGTAACCACAGCAAACACCAAAATCAAAGAAAGCGCCTACGACCGTTTTGTGCGGGTTAACAAGGCATATATGGCCGAGCAGCAAGCCATTGAGGACTTAAATGCCGAGATGAACAAGACGCTGCTGACCATTGAAAGCCTCGGCGAAGGGCCATCGGTAGCGGAGGCTTTGTTAGGCAAAGCACCTGAAGCTCCATTCATGATGAACCTCATGGATTTGGAGATGCAGGACGAGCTTATTCCTGAGGAGGCCATCGAAGGGGCAGACAGATATGTTGCTGCATTTATGCGCGCTCGCAACGCAGCCGTAGAATTTAACTATGCCGTCAGTCAGGCCGTAGAGCAGGCAGCGGAAAGCATGGCCTACAATTTCGGCGAGATGCTCGGTACCGCCATGGCTACGGGCGACGGCATGCAGGGCCTTGGGCGCATGGTGCTGGGCACCCTCGCCGACCTCGCCGTGCAGGTGGGTAAAATTGCCATCGGCGTAGGTATCTCCGTCGAAGGCATCAAGAAAGCGCTGCAGTCGCTCAACCCCGTCCTCGCCATCGCCGCGGGTATCGCCCTCGTGGCGCTCGGCTCCTACGCCCGTACCCGCCTGAGCGAAAGCGCTGGCGGTGGGGTGCCTGCCTTTGCGCAGGGCGGCCTCGTCACCGGCCCGACGCTCGCCATGGTGGGCGACAACCGGAGCGGAAAGGAGGCCATCATCCCCTTCGAGCGCATGGGCGAGTTCCTGCAGATGGCAGGCGCACAGCAGCAGAACGTCGTCGTGACCGGCCGTATCTCCGGCAACGACATCCTACTCACTAACGACCGGGCCAGCCGCGACCGGTCACGCATCCGCGGATTCTAATGGCATACAACCTCCGACTATACAGCGAGTTCACGGACTACGAAGGCGACACCTGGCGCGTCAACATTTATCAGGACAGCTACGGCGGCTCCAGCTCCAGCTTTACGCTCGGCGCGGACGGCTTCATCCTGACCTATGAAGGCGACAACCAAAGCCGGTACCAGCCCATCATCGGCTCGTCCGTGGAGATACCCTTCACGGAAACCACCAGCGCACATACCAACTTCCTCAACGCCATTGCCACGTCGGCAGAAGGCGACTTCACGGTGGGCATCTTTCGCGATCCGGACGGAGCCAACACGCTGTACTGGGGTGGCGTCCTGCTCGGCGACCAGTGCGTGCTGGTGGACGAGGCCATGCCGCGGCGGGTGCAGCTGAAGGCGGCCGATGACCTGGGCAACCTAAAGCAAGTGCTGTACAACAACGCGGGCACAGGCTATGGAGGGCATGACACCGTACCGGAGCACCTCATCATCGCGCTTTCACTGGTGCGCCATTCGCACCTGTGGACCTCGGCGACGGTGATGCTGAAGTACGTGGACGACTTTTTCCCCGAGAACGCCCCGACCGCCAGCAACTACCTCAGCCAAGTCACCGTATACCATAACGGCTTCTACAACCCGGACGAGGACGGAGTTAATCAATTTTTGCCCACGTATACCATACTGGAGTCCTTCGCGACCGCGTTCAACGCGCGCATCTTCCAGGCCAACGGCACGTACTGGTTCCTGCCTATCGGCGCGCATCAGTACGACGACACCATCAACTACTACACCGTTACCAAAGGCGGCACCATCAGCGGCTCGAGCACCAGCCTCGCTACCGCCCTCACCATAGACGGCGACGCCATCAAGCTCCGCGGATACGAGCACAGCTTTCTGCCACCGCTCAAGTCGGTGGTGCGGACGCAGAACTACAGCGGCAACATCCCGCGCATCTTCAGCAACCTGCACACCAAAGCGGCGTTTGGTACGACATTAAGCGATGCCGACTTCGACTTCGACCAGGACAGCCTGTTCCGCCTTACCGGGACGTTCCGCTGCACGCAGCCAGGCGACAACACCACAACCGGCAACAGCCGCCTCAAGCGCTTTCGCCTACGCTTCACCCTCAAGGTCGGCAACTACTACCTCAAGCGGCTCGCCACCTTCTCCGGCACGGCCTACGAGTTTCAGATGGAGGCGGGCGAGGTGCTTACCTACACACCACACACCTACGGCGCGACGTCGTGGGAGTTGTCCGCAACGTATTACGAAGTAATTACCCCGTACTACGACCTCAACCGCGGGCTGACCGGCGACACCACTATGGTGCTGCCGCTCAACTTCATCACCCCGGAGCTGACCGCCGCATCCAACGGCATGGACCTCACGCTGGCCATCTCCAACGTCAGCGACACCGGCAGCATTTCCGCTGTGACCAACGTAGACACCAACTACAACGTGCAGCTGCTGCGCGTGGACCAAATTGACGAGGACGAAACCAACGGCGATGAGGTGACATACACCGCCACCGGCCTCTCGAGCAGCCGCGTAGCATACGAGCAAGCCAAGGTGTACGTCGGCGACGCCGTCAGCACCAGCAGCCTTGGCGTCTTGCGCGTGGTCGATGCGCCGGACCTGCCGCTGGCGACGGGGTGGCAGTCGCTGAACTACACCAGCACGGCCATAGGCATTCACCTGCTCGGCGTGCGCGAGGTGCTGGGCGGACAGCGCGTTCACACAAGGACGCAACGCGGTACCTTCTACAAAGGGCCCATCGAGATGTACAACCTGCTGAGCGATGATGGCGACCTGTACCTGCCGTTCCAGCTTACCTTCTACGCCAACCGGCGGCAGGTGGAGGTGGAGTCATTCTTTGTGGCCCGCGACCTGACCGGCATCACCAGCGACGACGGCGGCCGCCGCAACGTCAACCCGCCGGTGGACGGTCTCCCTGGCAAGCCTGACACCAACGTGGTCGTCGGGCTGGCCAACGCAAATGCAAACGTCGGAGGCCTCAGCACCGACCTCAACGCTAAGGTCGCAGACGCCGAGCTGCTTACCATATTTTTACCCATATCCTTCGATAAGCTCCGATAATGGCGAACAACTTCAAGGTCAAGAATTTCAGCAACAGCGCCACGAATACCTCGCAGGCGCTCTTCACCGCGTCCGCCTCGACCACGCTGGTCAAGTCCATAATCGTCAACTGCGACAAGGCCAGCCCGAGCGCCACTGGCACCCTGAAGCTGAAGAAGAGCGGAGGCGCGGAGGAGCTCATCAAGCGGGTGACGGTAACAAGCCAGGACGTGAGCACGGAGCTGCTGTACGACGTGCTGCCGCTCGAGGCCGGAGACGCCCTTTACGCGACCAGCAGCGATACCGATCTCAACTGGATGATGAGCTGGGTGGAGAACAACAACGGCATCATCGGAGCTTCTCTGGACTCCTTGACCGACGTAGACACCACCGGCGTAGCCAACGGCAACGTGCTGACGTATAACAGCACCAGCGGCAACTGGGAACCGGAGGCGCCCGCAGCAGGTGGCGACATCTTCAAGACCATTGCCGTCGCAGGGCAGAGCAGCATCGTGGCGGACAGCAGCACCGACACGCTGACCATTGCAGCAGGCACCGGAATCACCCTGACCACCGACGCTGGCACCGACACCTTGACCATCACCAACAGCGCGACGGGTGCCAATGCCTTTGGCAGCGTGGCGGTAGCTGGGCAGACAACGGTGGAAGCGGACTCTACAGGGGACACTCTTACCCTCGTTGCAGGAACGGGGGTAACAATTACCACTAATGCGACGACGGACACGGTCACAATCACGAACAGCGTGACGGCGCCTAACACCTTCGGCACTATCGCCGTAGCTACGCAGTCGAACGTCGTGGCAGACAGCACCACAGACACGCTGACACTTGCAGCGGCCGGTGGCATGACCATCACCACCAACGCCACCACCGACACCATCACGCTCGACAGCGCGCGCTTGGATGACGACAACGTGACGCTGTCCGGAGTGCGGACGGTGGATCTCAACGGGGAGAATTTCTACTTCCGTAACGGCAGCGACACGGTCATCGACATGGAGCCGGATGTCATTAAGATGTGCGATGTCAACGTGCAGTCAGTTTATACCGGAGAAGGAGCCTTCATGCGACTGTGGGAAGCCAGCTCTAATGGCCTGAACTATGTAGGCTTTAAAGCTCCAGCATCACTGGCCGCGTCAACATCTTGGATTCTGCCTTCTGCCGACGGCACCTCGGCACAGGTGCTGCAGACCAACGGCTCCGGCACGCTGTCTTTTGTGTCGCTGATGACCACGGCGGCCACCGCGTCCGTAGGTGCCTACCTTGAGCTGAAGGAGGCAGCCAACAACGGCACCAACTACATCCGCCTGCAAGCTCCGGCCACACTCGCCGCGGACAAGACGTACACGCTGCCAGCGACCGACGGCAGCAACGGCGACCGACTGACGACCGACGGCTCCGGAACGCTTTCATGGTCCGCTGTGACCACCGGGGCCAGCTACAGCACCGTGCGCACACAGTCCGGCACGACGTACACCCTCGTGCTCGGCGACGCAGGCGACTACATCCAAACCACCAGCACCACCGCGGTCACTATCACCGTGCCCACTCAAGCCTCGGTCACGTGGGCGGCAGACACGGAGATCTACTTCGAGCAAAACAACACCGGCCAAGTCACATTCGTCGGTGCCAGCGGTGTGACCATTAACAGCAGCGAAACCCTCAAGACCTTCGCGAGGTATTCGGTGGTGGCGCTTAAGCGGGTGGCGTCCGACGTGTGGACCTTAACCGGAGAACGCGCACTGGTATGATGTTCCTCAATGCAGTAGCCGCCGGGCGGCGCAGGTATCCTGTCATTACCGACGGCCTGAAGTTGTACCTCGACGCGTACAACCTTGACAGCTACAGCGGCTCTGGAGGTACATGGACGGACCTATCAAACAGCGGCTACAACTTCACAATCACAGGGCCGACATGGACTGTAAGTGGCGACCGTAGGTACTTCGAGTTCGACGGGGTAAATGATTACATGATAGGCTCGGCATCGACCTCCATCTTTGACATGAACACCAGCGGCTTCACGTGGTCCTTTTGGATTTATTACGTGACCTCGCCTGCGGTTCTGGACGTAGTCGTGTTTAGCGAATTTGTAAACACGAGCGGCGCTTTGGTTCGTTATTACGTTTTGGACAATAGAAACACAGACGCGGGGACCGGAACAGGCGCTGGCTACATGATAGCTTTATTTAAGGCTGCCCCCAACATTATTGATACGCGCACCACATACGCTGAAACCGTGCCCACAGGTAGCTGGTTCCAGTTGACTGGTACCTTTACGTACAACTCAAGCACCACAGGCACCCTGAAAATCTACAAAAATGGTTCCCAAGTAGTAACCGAGGACCACACAATCACAGGCACCACTTGGAGCGCTATGAACAGCTTTTTAAAGCCAGTCCTTGGGGCTTTGTCTTTGAATGGTGCATATAGCCGATTCAACAACATCCGTCTAGGTGAGGTGCTACAATACA